TGGATTGATGCCGTAGGTCAGGGTGGTCTATCATTGACTGGTGGAATCCCTGTATATCAGGATTTTTATTCGTCATATATTCGAATTGCTTCATCAATTACGTTTAAGGCGACTAAACAAACCTCGAAACGGCGTCAACGTGAGATGGACGTGAGTCTTACAAATGGCATGTCTTGGTTATCAAAAGGTATGACCAGACATTATCAGGAGGTTGATCCTCGGACACGTCTGTCTTTTTATATAGCTTTTGGTGTGACTCCTGATATGCAAGAAGAATTGGAAGGTTATTACCGATCGATTTCTTTTGTACATCAAGTTAGGGATTTTGGTCGTCTTGTCCACATGCCAAAGTGGGTTTGATGACTGGGTTGTTTGTGTATATATAATTTGGGTTTCATCTCTTAAACGGACCAAAACGTTGGTCGATCTGACCGTAAATATTTACGTGCTAACCAAAATGCCGAGAGACTGCACGGCTCCACCCTTATTAGGGGAGATGTGATGAACAGTCCGGTTCCATGTTTGCCGGATCCAATACAAAACATGGTAAAAATTATTAAGAAGAAGAAGACCCCTATGAGGTCTGTGAAAAGATCGACTCCTTTGGCACGGTCGTTCGCACGTGTTGATACTACTCCTGCACGTGTACCAGCGTCCTATGGTATTATCCAAGGTCGCAACGATTCGTACCCATTGGTTGCGGGCACTGGTTCATCTATGATTGTTCAAAATTATGAACTAGTGCACACCCTCAGTGCATCTAATGGGGGTTTCAGTGTTGGTGGTGATGTTCTCAATCCTGGGTTGTCAACCGATTTTCCATGGTTGTCCTCCCTTGCCAAAAACTACAATAAATTCCGTTGGCGTAACTTGCGATATATTTACGTTCCGGCTTGCTCTACTGCCTCTGTGGGTTCCGAGTTCATATACTTCAAATATGATTATCTCGACAACACTCCAGCAAGCATTACAGATGTGATGGCATCTGATCGTTCTGTGATGGGCAATGTGTGGTTTGGAAACCCTATAAGCGACAGCACAGCTTTTAAGAAGCAGCTACTCCTTTCTGAGAACATTAACGCGGACCTTGACGTTTCGAAATTGACTCGGGATTGGTTCTTGGTCCGTACTGGTAACAATGCTCAACAGCCTGTTTACAC